ATTAATGATGGATTAAATTTAGTGTCAAGCATATCAATAAATTTATCTTGTATATTATAAGATACCTTTGTTAATTGTATTCTACAATGAAATTTTAATTTATCATTCTTACCTAGATATAAAACTACTATGGCAGTAGGGTCAGTGTATCCGAGGTCAATTCCAAATAATACTCCGTTATTTTCAGGTATCCTTGGTAATAGTGCTACCTTCTCTATATAGTTTTGTATATTATCTCTTAGCTTAATCCCATTTATTCTTAATTTATAAACTTCATATGGTTTTATTTCAAATAATCTTCTATCAAATACTGCGAATACCGGTGAACCATGCTCTCCTAATACAAGATGTGCAAAGTCTTCAGAGTCTTTACCACCATATTGTACAATAGCTCTTTCTTCATCTTCTTTGGTAAACCTTGGATTTTGATATGCTGATACTCTATGTTTAGTAAAAATATCATCTTCCATATCAGTATGATAAAGTACATTTTGTTCTCTTAAACCAGTAGGAACTCCAGAAGTTACCTGTCTAAAACCAGATTGCCAAGTATTTAAAGTTGGTTGAAGTTCTAGCCATGTTCCCCATGGGAAGTAACCGGATTCGTCCACTACTTCAAATGGCGTATGTAAGCCTATGACATTAGCGCCACCACCAGATGTGCCCGCTATTCTACATAATAAAGTAGAATTATTTAATAATTTTACTGTGTGATCCGAACTATTAATCCCCTGTTTCGGTTCCAAAAACCATTTAAGGAAAGAATTGCTTCTAAAGTCTCTTACAATACCATCCCATACAGGTTCCAATTGAGACTTGTTTGGTACTAGATATACTATATATTCATTAGGAAATAAATTTCCTATTAGTATCCAAGTAAGAGTTGATACTAACATTAATGTTTTTCCTACTGCTCTAGCACATGCTATTGAAACATAATGATTGAAATCACATAACATTTCTTCTTGGTACTTATCAAATTTGAATACGTCTTCATATTCAAGTCTATCTATATTACGTATAAATTCACCACATAAAACAGGATGTCTCAGTATATCATAAAATAATAAATCTTCTTTAGATACCTTTTCTTTAATCATTATTATTTAGGGAATACTCCCTTTTCACTATACCCTCTATTACTCATTAATTCTTTACTGGTAACTTTAAATATCTTTCCACACTTAGTACCATCACTTAATAATCTATCACATGTCATTGTTATTTCGTTATACTGTTCTGGATATAAAAACCATATAGTAGATAATAACATTTTACACTCTGGACAGAATACAAAGGACATTACCTCTTCATATCTTCTTTTTGCATAGTCTCTTACTTTATCTATATACTCTAATACGCTTTCTTCTTTTTCCCCCTTCCTTATTTTCCTTGATAGATTTAAATCCCCCTGTATTTTAGAAACATCTGAACGAACTGATGATGTAACTCTGTTTAGCTTTTCAACAAATGCTATGTTATCATCATCTATTCCTTTCTTTTGTTCTTTATATATAACCTCTTGTAAAGTTTCTAGAGTAACCATAGCAGACGCTAGATCATTTAATTGCATTAGATCATTATACTTTAAATCAGTTAGATCATAATCGTTTCCAAGCTCATCTATCTTTTTCTTTGCCCTTTTCCTTAATTCTATAATTTCCTTATCATCTTTAAGAAGTATGTTCTCATAGTATAAATCAAACTCTTCGTCTGACATTCCCTTATATTGAGATAAATTTCTTATGGATTCTTTTTTTATTGCCATACCTTTTCACCCTCGCAATATTTTAAATTCTACCTTTGTACACTATAATTATACCATATTTCAGTATTTTCTGTTAAAAATGTAATAATATTTTCTATTTTATTAAGACATTCCTTATGAAAGAATAAATTAACATATGGTTTTTCTATAGCTATTAATTGATAGTCTTGTGAATTTTTATTTATTTCTGGATTTTCTTCTTTATTCACTAAACAATATAAGCACTTCATTTAGTAACTTTCCTTTGCTGTTTTATCTGCAAGTTCATTATATTCATTTCCATTATGTCCCTCTATATATTCCCAAGAAACGTTTAATTCTTTAGATATACAATATAATATTTCCCATAAATCTTTATTTACTACCTCTGTTTTTTGAGATGTGAGCCAGCCATTTTTAATCCATCTTTTTATCCACCTAGTAATACCTTCTACTAGATATTTAGAATCTGAGTATAATCTTATTTTCTTACCATTATTAATTTTATTGTCTTTGATATATTCTAAACCTCTTAATGCAGCTAACATTTCTGCACGATTACTTGTTTCGTGTTCTATCTTACCGCCCACTACATTAAGTATTTTATCATTACTAATAATTACAAAACCATAGCCACCACGTTTAATTACTCTATTATATGCACCATCAGAATATATTTTTATTTCGTCTGGTGAATTAATATCTAAAAACGCAGTTGTTAATTTTTCATCTAACTCTTTAAAAACATCCATAAGATTTTTAAATCCATATTGATTTGGATTTAATATCTTATCTTCATCTATACTATCCTTTATAAATCCAACAACATCCCTTTTCATTTTAACGATCCTTTATTTTTTCCACTTATTTATTACATTTAATTCATAGTCTCTTTTATCTATGATTATACCTGGATTTTTAGTTTCACTACCAAAATCTCCGCCCCATTTCATTTTATAATATTTTCTATTATTTTCAAAGTAATATGGATTACTGCCTCCGCTTTCTTGATGAATAGTCCTACTCCAAAAATGAAAGAATCTAGCATTTACTAATGAACAGCATTTTAATTTAGCTATAACTATTCTTCTTGCGTAATCATTATCAACATAATATGCAGGATAAAAATTTACATCTGCATAACCTATTACATCAAATACCTTTCTTTTATATAGACATAAGTTCTGTATATCAAATAATTGCATATCAGCAATTGTTATTTCATCACTGTAATTAGTAAATAAATTCCAACACTCAGATGAAAAATCTGTGATTTTATGAGAAGAGCCTGGGAAATATACTTTTGTATGTGGAAATTCTTTTACCAAGTCTCTTACATCATACTGTAAAGCACTGATTACTAAATATTCTGTTGTATTAGCAATATTAATTAACGAGTCAATTGCATAGTCATAAACAATTATATCATTCCCCATGATAATTAAATTATCATAATTATTGTATTTCCATGCATAATCAAAAATATCATTTAGACTATATGGAAAACCAAAATTTTCTGTATGATAAATATTTGGAATTCCCATATCATTTAACCAACTCAATGTTTCCATATCACCAGGCTTACCTACAACACCAAAGAAATCTATATCATTCTTGGTTGTTTTAATAATACTTTCCACAGCTAACTTAGTGAAGTTTAAATTTCCGAATGTACAAAACCCCACGAGTGTTTTCATTTTCCTTTCCTTTCAATCTCTCTTTGTAAATACCACAAAGCTTTATTTAAATCTTCAATACGACTACCTTTAAATTCAGCACGCCATATATATTTTATAACACATCCTAAATTAAAATTAAAACCTTCTACAACATCAATACATTCAATTCCGTTAGGATGTTTATTATAATGTGCTGGATGGTCTACCATTTCCTTTTCATTCATTTTAAAATCTCCTTAATACTCATTTGATATTATAGTAAATATAATATCATCTCCATCAAAATTATCAAATAGAATATCAAATTTATGTGCTCTAGCTGTCAATATTTTCCACTCTCTACTAGGAATATGCTGTTCGCCGTCAACCTTAGAGATATAAAAATCAACGGCGGGAAGTCCTCTCCTATTCCATAAATCCAAATCTTTCTTTTCTAGATTGACATGAGCTGTCAATATAGCAATAAAATTCCCACTATCTTTTAATGACTGTATCAAATCCCTAAATATAATTTCATTTCCCCAAACAGTGCCATCTAAATCAAATGCAATTCTCATTTTAATAACTCCATATCATATTCTACCATTTCTTCTACTAAATCATTAAATGAATACTCGGGTTTCCAACCCAATACGTTTCTTGCTTTTCTTGAATCTGAAACAAGAATATCTACTTCTGC